AGGTCGCACCGGCCACCCCCAGCCCCGCCGCCGCCGAGCCGCCGCGCGTCTGACCGAGTGCACCACTTACATAAGGGGAGGGCGCAGTGAGCGAGGTCTTCGGCGTCAACCCGGGTGACGCTGGAGCCGTCACGCTCCTCGTTGTCGTCGTCCTGCTGGTCCTCACCGGCCGTCTCGTACCCCGGAAGACCCATGAGGACGCCCTCACCGACAGGGACAACTGGCGGCAGGCGTTCCTCGAGAGCGAGGCGGCCCGCAAGGTCGAGCACGAACAGACCGGTGAGCTGCTGGAGATGGCCAAGCTCGGCGGTCACATCCTCACCGCCCTGCCCCATCCGGGGCACGCGGACGAGGAGGAGGTGAATGCCGGTGATCGGATGGGTCAGGCGCCTCGTCCTCGGATGTGACCGCACCGAGCCGAGCGACTCCGAAGCGGCCCTGGAGCGGGCACGGGAGGCACGCCAGCAGGCCGAGGCCCGCCAACCCCTGGTCTCTGCTGTGGCCGCGAAACTCCGGCACGCCCGCGAGGAGAACCATTTCAGGGAGCGGATCGAGGCCGCGTTCAGAGGAGCACCGTAGTGAGAGAGATGGGTGTCGACATGTGGGTCAACCTGATCGCGTCGGCACTGGCCACGCTGGTCTGCGCCGCATTCGTCGTCATCTACCACGTGAAGACGACGTGGTGGCGGTCCCAGACCGGCCGCAACCTCATGGGACTGCCGGCCGCGATCGGGCTGCTGTTCCTGTACACCGTCCTCGTCACCCTGTGGCCGGACGGCTGCATCGCCGTCATCCTGCGGTGGGTTCGAACGGCACTGGCGCTGGTGATCAGCGCGCTGATCGCGCAGCGCATCCGCATCCTGCTGCAAGCCCAGCGGGAAAGCCGCAACCGAACTGGAGTGTGACCATGCCGGATCCGATTCCCCTCCGGCCGCGTCGGGACGACACGGCCGCGGATGCCAGGTCGCTGGTGCAGCTCGGGCAGGAAGACCTCCCGCCGATCCCGGCGCCGGCCACGAACCCGTTCCTCGAACCGGACTGGCCGGCCGACGACGAGCCCGCGTGACACGACTGCGCCCCGCTTCTCCGCCAGCCGGCGGGAGAGCGGGGCGCTTCGTCGTGTCGCGGCACGGGAGTTACCGGCGGGCCCGGTCGCGCTCGGCCTGCCAACGCGCGAGGGCCTCCGCTGACGGGCGCGCGTACTTCGCCAGCGACCGCACCGACGTGTGACCGGACAGGGCCATCAGCATCGGCGTGCTCGCGCCGTCCTCCGCAGCGTGCGTGAGCGCGGAGTGCCGCAGCTGGTGCAGCGTCGCCTTCTCTCCGAGCACCCGCACTGTGTGCTCCTCGAACAGCTCGGCTGCCCGCCGGTACGACAGGCGTGCGCAGCCGGTCGTCGGGCAGACGTCGGCGACCGCCACGGACGGGCGGGCCCGCCGGTCGGTGAGGAATACCGGGCCACTGCGGCGCCCGGACAGCAGACGGGGGAGGAGCCGCGCGGTCCCGGTCTGCCAGGCGATGACGTCCCGGGCGCCGCCCTTACGGCGGGTGCGCGCGGTCCGGGCCGGCATGTCGAGGTCGCGCACGTCCAGTCGGAGGGCTTCCTCAGCGCGGGCCGCGGTCTCGTACAGCAGGTGCCACAGCACGCGGTCGCGCAGCGCGGGCGTCTTGTCACCGAGGAGGGCGTCGACCTGGTCGCGGCTGAGCGCGCGGTCGCGGTCGGCGGGCGTGGGCCGCATCCGCAGCCGCACTGTGGGGTCGTCGACGAGCCAGCCCTGCTGCCGCCAGTAACCGGTCGCCGAGTGCAGGGCGTTCATCCGGGTGTTCCACGTCTTCGGGGCGGCGGTGCCCCACTGCTCGGTGAACCAGGCGGCGAGCCGGTCCGGGTCGGCGAGCGCGTCGAGGCCGGCGTCCGGGCCGTAGTGCTTGGCGAGCCGGTCGAGGACGACGCGGTAGGTGCGGACGGTTCCAGCGTCGGCGATGGTCGCCAGGTAGGTGGCGGCGGCGTCCCGCAGTGCCGGGGTCGCGCTGCGGGCGGGCAGGGCGTGGACGGTTCCCAAGGAGTCTCCTCGTCTATCGCAGATAGTTTCCCGAGTCGGTAGCCTCCGGCGGGCCCGTTCCTCCAGGTCGCCTATCGCGCTACCGCAGATAGTGTGCCGCTATCTGCGGTAACTTCGCAGCCGTTTCCCGGACTTCCGGCGCCATCTCGGGCACACTGGCTTCGGCCCGCCTCGCCCCCCGTCGAGGCGGGCCTCTGCGCGTCAGGCCCGCGGCTGGGGGAGCTGGCCGGGCTTGACGGGCACGATCTCTATGTCGGTGCAGCCGGCCGCCTGCAGCTCGTCGCGCTGCTCGTCGGCGGAGGGCTTGTCGTAGGCGACGGCGGATGCGCGCGGCCGGCCGTCGGGGTCGGTCCAGGTGAGGGCGTAGTTCTGCATGCGGGCATCATGCCTGCTGGCACTGACAGCACAGATTTTCGGCCGTGATCTACCGCGTGGCCGGATCATGGTGCATGGTGGTGCGACGGGATCCGCGCACCCCAGGCGAGGACTCCCCTCTCGGGCCCTGCCGCGCTCCGCCGATGCGGCAGGGCCCGCCGCACCTCCCGTCTCCTCCCCGCGGGAGGCCATGCGGCTGCCCGTAGGGTGGCGGCATGTCTGATCAGCGCTTCCATCTCGTCCTGGCCGTGGCCGGCCGCCCGGTCGCACACGGCTGGTGGGCGTCGGAGGTCGTGGCCCGCGGGAAGTTCCGGACTTGGGTCGGCGACTGGGGCAGGCCCGGCGCCCGCGTCACCCTCGTCGACGAGGACACTGGCGCGGAGCTGGACAGATGGCCGCGCCCCGGCGTTGTCAGTGGCCCCTCGTAGCATGGGGTCATCAATCAGGCCATGCTGGCGCTTGGCTGAGGCCGCCCCGTCTGGTCACGCAGGCGGGGCGATCCGCTGTCAGGCGTCGGCCGGCTCCCCGTGCCGGACGGCCCGCTTGAGCGCCATCTCCACTTTGTACCGGTCGAGGCGCGCGGCTTCGGCGTAGGCGGTGATCCCGGCCTGTACGGCGTCGGCCTGGTCGACGGTGAGGGTCCCGGCCTGGATCGCCGCCCAGGCGGATCGTTCCAGCTCCAGCAGGTCGTCGGGGAAGTCGTAGTCAGCCACGGGCGGATCCTACGCGGCGACGTCGATCTCGCCGCACGCACGTTCCGCCTGCACGGCCAGCGTCCACTCCGCTACCAGCAGCTCATACCGGGCCCGCGACTCCCCGTACAGCCAGCCGCCACACGACACGACCAGCGCGCGGATCTCCTCGTTCACCACCGCAGCAGGCCGCACCGGACCCGCACAAAGAGGAGAGGGGATCATGCCGCGATTCTAGGGCGCGGGTCTGACAGCGGGCTACGAGTTGCCGGCGACGACGAACGTACCCTTGTTCGGCAGCGTCACCACCAGGCCGCGGTCCCGTAGCTCCTGCACAGCCCGGCGTGCGGTCCCGGGCGCGACACCGTACTGGGCGCCCATGTCCCGCTCGTTCGGCAGCCGGGCCCCGCGGGGCAGCCGGCCTGAGCGGATCTCTGCCTCGACTTCGTCGGCGACCCGCATGTACACGTACCCGATCGGCACCTCACCCATGATCGAAACGTAGGGCGACACCGGACGCCAGGCATCCGCAGGTGGCGGCATGGGGCCCCATGTAGCGGTATGTAGCGGTACCGTCTGAACAGGGAAGACCCCCGCGACCGCGGACACGGCCCGGGGGCATGGCCGACGAACGGGAGCCGTCGACGTGGACGAGCGTAAAGACCAGCCAGCCGCAGCGGAAAGACGGCCCGCCATCGCCGCCTCCACCCGGCTCAGCCCCGTACAGGAGGCCTACGCCGACTACGCCCGCCACGCCACCCGGTGCACCGCCTGCCGTGACATCGAGCAGAGCTGCCTGGCTGGTAACGAGCTGCACCGTACCTGGCGAGTCCTGGCGAACGCGGCCCTCGATCAGCTGGCTGGCAGGGCGCCATCGCCTCCCAGGCAATGATCGACGGCCGTTCGATGTCTGCGAGGAAAGCCCAGGCCAGAGCCTCGACGGCCGGTAACGGAAACGTGACGACTGTTCACGTTCCGCATGTAAATGGGCGGCGCAGGCACTTCCGTTCCTGATCAACGTACTGTTGAATTCTGGTCTATAGCCCCGGTCAGGAATCGGCCGAAGCGGTGAAAACTAGCCGTGAAGGAGGTCGACGACGTGCACACGCAGAGCGTGAGCCACCACCAACAGGTGACTCAGCTTCATCTCCTGGCCGGCTTCCATCCTCTGGATGGTGCTGCGGTCCAGGCCGCTGACTGCGGCGAGCGTCTCCTGGGTCATGTTCTGGTGGAGGCGTCGCACGCGGATGCGGTCGCCGACGGCCCGGCGGGCCTGAGGGACCCACTCGGGCAGATCAGCTGGCACCCGACCAACCGTTTACCGACCAAGATCATAAGTCAGCAGCATATTTGAGGCACTTTTCGATCATGCTGCCTAGGGCCAGCCTGCTCCCCGACCAAGAGCAGGCCTCCGGTCCGCCGCAACCTATCCCCCGGGGGAGCGGCGGACACGCGAGCGGCGGCCGTGCGTAGGTGCGTCCGCCGACCGCCGCTCGCTCATCACAGAACCGCAAAAGGGCGACCGCCTCCAACGACACACGTCGCGGGGCGGTCTACTGTCTACGGCAGCGGCCCCCGCCGAGAATCCCGGCGGGGGCCGTCTCCGGTGGAGTCGAGGCTCCACCCCCTGTTCCCCACCGGTACACGCGTGGGGGTGCGTCTGAGGGCCGCGCATGAGGCGCCATCCCTCCCCAGGTGATCCACAGGCTAACTGGATGCGCGCTGCAATGGAATGGCCCGCTCGGGTCATCCTGCGCTGCGTGTGGACGAGTGGTCTCCTGGCGCGTTGTGGACGGGATGTGGACTTCCACCTCGCTCAGTCCGTGGCCTCCAGGCGGAAGCCGACCTTCAGTCCCACCTGGTAGTGGGCGACCCGCCCGTCCTCGATCTGGCCGCGCACCTGGGTCACCTCGAACCAGTCCAGGTTCCGCAGCGTCTGCGAGGCGCGGTCGATGCCGTTGCGTACGGCCTGGTCGACGCTGTCGGGTGAGGTGCCGACGATTTCCGTGACGCGGAAAATGGACTCCCAATGCGGACGGATCTTCCACACTGGTGGACGGCTCGCGGTCGGTGAAAGTCCAGGTCACCGCACACCCCGAACACACCACTTTCTGATGTAAGTAGATGTGAGTTGACGTGGTGGTGTGGACGGGTTGTGGACTTCACGCGGACTTTCACACCACCCTCCGGAGCCGCCCCTGATCCAACGCATCCCGCACCGTCGACACCGAATCCGCCGATGCATGCGTGTACAGCCACGTGATCCGCCCGCCCCGCTCGTGCCCCAGGATCCGCTGCGCGTCCGCCTCCGGAATCCCCAGTGAGTGCAGCCGCGACGCGAACGCATGCCGGATGTCGTGGAAGTGCGGCCACCGCTCGATCCGCCCCGTGGCCCTGTTCTCCACCTGCCGCGCGATCCCCGTGCTCTCCGTAGCGCGGTTCCACTTCAGCCAGAAGTTCGCCCGCTCGAGCACCCCGTCGAAGGGAGGCCGCCCCTTCACCTTCTTGCCGGCCCACGGGGACCGGAACACCAGCTCCTCAGGATGCATGCCGCTACTCACAGCAGTACGGGTGGGGGCAGCGGGATGCGCCTCCAGATGGGCCTTCAAAGCACGGCGGGCCCGGTCCGACAGGGGAACCGTGCGGCAGCCGGCCGCCGACTTCGGGTACGCCTTGCGCTGCGGCTTGCCGCCCACCTGGATGATGGTCTCCCGGACCTGGATAGCGGCCCCGTCGAGGTCCACCCAGCAGCGCCGCAAGCCCACCAGCTCACCCCAGCGCAGACCCGTCTCCTCTGCCACGATCAGCATCGGATGGTAGTGCTCGGGGAACTCGCCGCGGATCTCGGCCAGCTGGTCGTAGGTGGGCGGCATGAGGTCGTCGGGATGCTTGGGCTGCCCCTTCGGCAGCTTCACCCCGTCGCACGGATTGTGGGGGATGCGCCGGTCCCGGACCGCGGCCTTCATCATCCCGTCGAGCATCCGGAATGCCTTCTCGATGGTGGCCCTGCCGACCTTTATGTCCAGCCGAGCCACCCACGCTTCGACGTCAAGGTGACCGATCGAGGTGAGTGGCCACGCCCCGAACGCCGGCTCGACGTGGTTCGTCCAGACGCTGGTGGCCGTCTCGGTCGTGTTGACGGCGATGCGGCGGGTCGGCCGCCACTTCTCGTACCACTCGGCGACCGTGACCTTGCCGCGGTCCAGGTCGACGAAACTGCCGCTGCGGACCTTGTCGCGGGTCTTGTCGAGGAACGCCTCGGCCTTCTTCTTCGCCCCTTCGCCGGAGAACGTCTTCGCGCGCTGCTTACCGGACGGGTCGCGGTAGCGGGCCTGCCACGGCCCCGTGCAGGTCTTCCGGGTCGACTCCTCACCGGGCCTGAACCTGGCCGTGCACGTCTTGCAGCCGCAGGACTTGACGCTGATCTGCCTGGGGTTGTTGGCAGCCTTACGGGGCATGGCCGACCTCCTTCTGCCGAGGCGCGGTGAGCTGCTGGGGGAACGGGGGAGCCGTGGGCACCTCTATGTAGTCGCCGCACCAGCATGTAGCGCTGACGCCTGTCTGCGGGGCTCCCAGGTAGGTGAGCATGGCCTGCACTTGCCGCAGCATCCCGAAGTGGTCGAGGCCGCGCCCGATGAGAATCGCGACCCTGTCCCTGTCCCACCGCGGCGCGACCGGAGCGAAGTCCTCCACGATCACGATTGCGCACATACGACCCCCATGAGCCCATGAAACGGTTGCGTTCCCGGCCGCAGGTGGAGGTACGGCGGAGCTTCGACGGTACAACTGACAACTACCGTTCGTGAAGCGCCCATTCGAGATTAGTGATGTTGAAGCTGGACTCCGCAGAAGGTTGTACTCCGAACGGGTGAATCTTCGTCAGGGGGCTGACTTCTGTCGCTCCCGCATCGCCTGCATCGTCGCCTCGACCACCCTGCGGTCTTGGCTGTCGAGGGCGCGGAAGAGGTGGAGGAAGCGGCGCTCTTCCTCGTCGTCAATGGCGGTGGGGACGTGGCGGCCGGCTGCTTCGAAGACTTCGGCGACGGTGAGTCCGGCGCCGTCAGCGAGCTGGCGGAGTTTGTCGGGGCTGGGGCCACGGCTGCCCGTTGCGCGGTCTCCGCTCTTCCAGCTGTGGAGGGTGGAGGTGGACAGGCCTGAGCGCCGGGCGAGGGTGGACAGTGTCCATCCCTTCTCGTCCATCAGTCTGGTGATCAAGCGCGCAAGGTCATCCACATGTAGAAGCATTGTGCATCGCGTGCCGTGCAGACAAGTCGTCTCACCCCATCTGACCAGCATTGGTTTCCACATGCGGAAGCATTGGCATATGCGGAAGCGCTGGCCAACGCTACCTACCATGCAGTGAGCCTTGACATCTATCCACATCCAACATTGAATGTGGAAACGAAGCCGACGGCCGAGCTTCCACATTCGGCCACGCACAACACCTCTCGGCCTTGAAAGGGCACCCCATGCACAGACGGGACAACGGCCAACCCATACGAGACGCGATGCGGGAAGCCGGCCTGTCCATCGAGCGCCTCGCCGAGAAGACCCGAGAAGTGGACCCCCTCGGCTACGGCATCAGTCGCGCCACCGTGGGTCACATGGTCTCCCGCGGCCCCAGTGGACGGACCCCCTTCAGGGACCGCTCCTGCGACCTGGTCGCCCGAGCGCTCGACAAGTCCATCGAGGAACTGTTCGACACCTCCGCCCCTGCGTGACCTTTTTCGCGCCAACGGTTTCCACATTCACCGAAAGATCGTCCACACCAGATGAAAGGAGGAGTAGTGGACCAGCCCCTCACCCCCACGCAGCTGCACACCCCCCTGCTCACCAAGGCAGAGCTTCGCGAGTGGCTCAAGGTCAGCGACATGTGGATCCGCATGCGGGTCGACGACGACCCCGAGTTCACCGCCCGCGGATGTGTCATCGACATCGCCACCCCGGACAGCAGCCGGCGAACCCTCCGGTTCCCCGCCCGAGCGGTCGCTGAGTACCTCGGCATCCCGGACTACGCCACCCCGCAGCTCCAGCACGAGCCGACCCGCGCCGCCGCCTGAACGGCAAAGAGGCCGCCCCGCGCCTACGGGAACGGCCTCGCGATCCACCCCTACCGGAACACACGAAACGAAAGGGGCTTCACGTGAAGCCATCATCCCAGACGCCGGAGCGCGAGATCGAGCGCCTGCGCATCGAGCGGAACGAGGTGGCCGCCGCAGCGAAGCGAGTGAGCGCCTGCCTCCAGCAGTTCATGGATGACACCACCGACCCCGGTACCGAGGCGTTGGCCGCCCAGTACGAGCTGTCCCGGCTCCTCAGCAAGCTGGAGGTCAACGGTGCGGTGATCGAGGAGTCTGAGTACCTGTCTCGCTTCTCCGTCACCCCGTCCGAGGTGCACGCCTTCCTCGCCGCCAGCCTCGCCGAGGACGTCCACCTGCGCTACCAGCAGGCCATCGGAAACCGGGCCGTCGAGGAGGCGGCGAAGGACCTCCGCATGGCGGCAGCCAAGTTGGAGGCCGAGGGCGAGAAGACCACGCCTCGAGAGTTCCGCCATGCGGCCGACGAGATCGACCCGCTGAAGGGCGGCGGCCACTACCCGTCCAAGCTGATCCGCTTCGGCGAGGAGGCGACCCGATGAGCGACCGCACCGAGCTGCTGAAGCTGCACGACTGGGACGAGCTCATCTTCGGCGGGTTCTACTGCCTGCACTGCACGCCCGACGACGAGGACAGCCTGGACGACCCGATCGCCTGGCCGTGCCAGCCGTTGCGCGAGGCCGGCGTCACCGACGACGACGCCCGCGCGTTGATTAAGGCGCACCGGGAGAAGGTCGAAGCCGAGTACCAGGCCGAGTACCAGGCGAAAAAGGCGGCTGAGAAGGCCGAGGCGCAACGTCAGGTCGACGCCTTCAACGACCGCCACCCGGTTGGCACGCCGGTGTTCGCCTACGCGGGCTTCCGGCCGGAGGACGCCTCTGACGCTCGCCGGCTGGTCACCCGTACCCGCACTGCAGCCCAGGTGTCGGCCAGCGGCCACCCTGTGGTCTGGGTTGAGGGGGAGGGCTCGTACATCTGCCTCACCCACGTGGACCCGGTGACCGAGGACGAGTGGGAGGAGGCCCGCGCCGAGGAGACGGCCGCCGCTGTGGCCGCGTTGGGTGCGCTGCCGGTGCCGGTCGGCGACCAGCCGAAGCCCCTGACCGACGAGCGGATCGCGGAGATCCAGTCGCTGGACCTGCTGGCGATGATGTCGGACAAGTCGGCGGCGATCGTCAGCCGCCACCTCGCCGCCCTACTCGCGGAGGTCCAGCGACTCAAGGCGGAACTGGCCCGCGAGCGCGAGGACATCGCCTTCCTGCACCGGAGCACGCTGCCGGAACTGCGCCGCGAGGTCGAGCACCACAAGGCCGGTAAGCAGCGCTGGCGCGACCGCGCCGAGACGGCCGAGGCAGCCGTCCAGCGAGGACTCGACACCCTCCGCGTCTGGCGCGACGAGCGAGAGACCAACCCGCAGGCCGCGCGGCTGCTGTACGAGGTCGGCGCCGCGCTGACCGACGAGCCCACCGCCGCCAAGCAGGCCGGGATGCACCCCGCTATCCGCACCATCGACCCCGCCGAGGAGGCGTGATGATCGAGAACCCGACGCAGATCCTGTCCCAGACGATGAGCCTGGGCGACAACCCGGACGAGATCCGTTTCGAGGTCCACGAGGGGCACGCGTTCGTCATCGTCGGCCCGGTGTCGGTGGCGTTGCCGCCGTCGTCGCAGGCCGCGATCGACAAGCTCGCCACTGTCGCCGCCGAGGCCGCCGCCCACAACCGGGCCCGGCGACTGCGGGGAGTGGCGTGACATGGCGACCGCGACCGAGTCCCGCCCGCTCGCCGACCTGGAGCAGGACGCACTCGCCCGTGTCGAGGAGGAGATGGCTCGCCGGGCCCGCGGTGTGAAGCCGTGGACGCCGGCCGAGTACCTCGACCGCATCGAGCAGGTCCACATCCGCTACAACCACCGCCGCCACTGGCTGCGGACGCACGAGCAGGAGACGGCCTCATGAGCGCACAAGTCGACCTGGGGGCGCTGCCGCCCGTCATATCCGTGCCGGGCCTCGCCCGCTGGCTTACGGACACGCCGCCCCAGGTCGACACCGACAGCCTCGCCGCGATCGCCCGGCTCAACGCCCGGATCGCCGACCTCGAACAGCAACTCGCCGACGCCCGCGAACTGCGACACGACCTGGCCGCCGGCTGCGACCTCCTGGAGGGGCCGTGACCGTCCTCGCCCCGTTCATCCTCGTCGCACCCATCTTCGTGATCTTCGCGATCGAGCAGTTCTACGCCTGGATCGACCGCCGGGAGGACCGATGACACTCGCCCAGCTCGCCCACCTGCGCCTCAACTTCGCGCCCGGCCTGTTCATTCAGGACCCCGTCGAAGCCGCCGACTCGCGGACCAGCCGCGACGATCTGCGGATCGCCTACGCGGCAGCCCGCGGACTCGACCTCAACATGATCGACCCCACCACCGGCAGGGAGGCAGCGTGATGCGCGGCACGGGCAGGCGGCGGGCCGGCGCCGACAACATCCGGCTGCGGCAGAGGGTCGCGAACCTGACCGACGACCTCGCCTGGTACCGCAGCCGCCTGATGGCCGTCACCGCCCGCTGCCGTGCCCTACAGGCGCAGGTGGAGATCGCCGGCGGGGAGCTGGTCCTCGCGGAACAGCTCATCCAGCGGCAGGTCGCACAGCTGATGGAACGCGACTCCCGGATCGCCGAACTCGAACGCCTGGCGGGGGTCGCCACCGACGACACCGTCGAAACGCCCATCGTCACCGCGGCCCAACTCGCCGCCGCATAGACCCGCCGCCGCGCCGGATGACGACTGGCCGGCGAGGCGGCGCACAAGAACCCCGCCCGGAGAGGCCGGGCGGGACCGACACCACACCCAGGAGAACCCCATGAAGAAGACCTACCAGTTCATCGACGCGGACCAGGACGTGGCTGGCGCCGAACTCATCGAGGACGAGAAGCAGGGCCCCGTCCTGTGGCTCCAGACCTCGCCCAGCGGCTGCTACATCCCCGTCGACCGGCTCGACGAGTTCATCGAGGGCCTCAAGACGGTCGCCGCCAACCAGCCCCAGGCAACCGACGCCGCCTGACACAACGAACCCCCGGACGCTCGTACCGCCCGGGGATCCGACACCAGCATCCCATGGAGGGATTCCCAATGATCGGTGAGATCACCGAGTACAAGATGATCGTCCACGGAGAGCAGCGGTACACCATCCGCGACGCCATCCAGGCGGCGCCCGGACTGTTCGTGTTCCGGCTCCCGGACGAGCACAGCATCAACAGTCCGGCCCGCTGGCGGATCGGCCACCACGGTGGCCTCGCCATCGCCGAAGCGATGCGCCGCGAGGCCGCCTTCAAGGGCGTCGAGATCCTCGTGCAGTCCGGCATCGACTGGACGCAGGACACCGAAACCGTTCAGGCGGCCATCAGCAGTCACACCGCCAGCGACCTGGCCGTCAAGCTCAGCTGGGCCTGGTGCGAATCCCCCGGCAGCTCCTACATGCCCGGCAACGTCACCCGCAACGGCACCTACACCGACGCCGACATCGAGGCCGCAGCCGCCAAGTACAAGGCCGACGGGCTCAACTCCTTCGAAGTCCTCTACGACATGACGTACCGCGTGCCGTGGATGGGCCTCGACACCGAGGACTTCAACGAGGCCCACAACCGGATCGTCGCCCTCACCGACGCCACCTGACCCGCAACCCCACAGCCGGCGGCGTGTTGAGCCCCTCACTCCGCGCCGCCATCCAGGGCCCGCTCCGCCGGAGCACCCCCCGCCCCAACGGAGCGGGCCCTCCTTCAGCACACCCAGAAACGGACCTCATGTACCTCACACACACCATCAAACACTGGCAAATCGAGTACGAGCAGCGGGCCATCCACCTGACCCGCCACCCGAAAGCCGACCCCGACTGCACCGCCTGCCACGGACGCGGAGGCCACGGCTACGTCACCCCCGACGGCTACGGCGACTGGGACGACTGCCACTGCCTCACCCAGATGCGCACCTGGCGCCTCCCGCTCTGGCCCCGCCTCGCCACCGCCCAGCACCAAAGGAACCCGTTCTGATGACCAGCCCTCGCCACGCCCGCGACACCGACAACGGCCGCTACTACACCGACCCGGCCGGCGGACCCGACCTCGTCTCCGTCACCAACGTCCTCGACACCTCCGTCAACAAGCGGGCCCTCATGCCGTGGGCGGTCAAGCTCACCGTCGAATGGATCCTCGACAACCGCATGGAAGTCGCCCGCCGCGCCATTACCGACCGGACCGAACTCACCAAGCAGATCAAGCAGATCCACCGCGACGCCCGAGCCACGGCCGCCGACCTCGGCGACCGCATCCACAAGGCGTGCGAGCTGCGCCTCCTCGGTGCCCCCGTTCCAGGCGACCTCGAAGTCGCCCCCTACCTCGCTCAGTTCGACCTATGGCTGTCCTACTGGGGCATCGACATCGACAAGCACGTCGAAGCCACCGAGATCACCTGCCTGCACCGGCGCCTCGGCTACGCCGGCACCGCCGACCTCATGATCTGGCTGCCCACCGGCAAGAACAGAACCTTCGAACTCTGGCTGATCGACTTCAAGACCAGCGCCACCCGCTCCGCGAAGTCTGTCTACCCGGAGAACACACAGCAGCTCGCCGCACTCCGCTACTGCGAGACCGTCCTCCTCCCGGACGACACCGAGCAACCGATGCCGAAGATCCAACGCACCGGTGTCCTCAACCTGCGGGCCAAGTCCCACGCCCTCGTCGAGATGCCCGCTGGCCGCGAAGCCCACCGCGCATTCCGTGGGGCCCTCGCCAACGCCGTCTGGCATCACGCCGCACCGTCCACCTACCCGGCACTCCTCGCGCCCGGCCAGCCGGTCACGACACGACGCCGCACGATCCGAAAGGCAGCCTGAGCATGGGCTCCCGACTCCGTAACATCCAGCGCCGCGCCGCCGAACACGGCCGGCTCCGCACCGGCTACACCCAGGGCAACCGGCCCATGCGGTCCGCCACCTGGGTGATCACCTCCCACAGTGAGGAGCACGTCCGCACCGCAGCGAAGCTGTGGGGCGGCACCCCCGAGACGTGGAAGCCGCTGAACTCGACGATCGAACAGTGGCGGGTGATCACCGAAGCGTCCTCCGTCGAGGCGCTCATCACGCCCGGCGACCCACTGAACCAGTACAACGAGATGTGGTCCAAGGGCGGATGCCAGCGCCGCTGCGACGGCGAGACCGAACTCCTCACCCGCCAGCCGTGCTTGTGCGCGCGGCAGTTCGGTGAGGACTGGCACCTGCAGCCGAAGGGTCGCGTCTGCTCGACCACGTCCCGCCTGAACGTCATGCTCCCGGATCTGTCCGGGATGGGCATGTGGCGGGCTGAGACCCACTCCTTCTACGCCGCGCAGGAGTGGGGCGGCATGGTCGACATGGTCCTCGCCGGAACCCGTGGCGACGGCTTCGTCCCGGTGACGCTGCGAATCGAACCGCGGCAGCGGGTCGCGAACGGGGAAACGAAGAAGTTCCCGGTCGTCGTGGTCGAGCTGCGCGGGGTGACTCCCCGGCAGGCGCTGGCCGGACCGATGACGGCGGCGACCGCACTGGACCCGGCAACCAGCGCCCAGGCCGTGGCCGCGATCGAGGCGCCGAAGGGCCGCGACTGGCTCGCTGAAGCCCAGGGTGCGCTCACCTCGGACGACGTCCGCGACCTGTGGATGGAAGCCCGTCAAGCGGGCGCCGTCCACCCGAAAGGTACCGACGAGCTGTCGAAGCAGTTGACGGCGATCGCCGCTGAGAAGGACGCCGAGCACAAGCAGGCACACGGCCTTACCTCACGGCAGGAGCCGGACGAGGACGGCGCCTACGAAGCCGAAGTCGTCGGCTGACCCACCCGCACGCATTCAAGGGGTTCCCCGCCCGCGGGTATCGGGCGGGGCCCCGCCTCCAAGGAGACCACCGACATGACGAACACCGCTACCTGGCACACCGAACCCCTACTCGGCTTCGACCTCGAGACCACCGGCGTCAACGTCGAGACCGCCCGCATCGTCACCGCCGCCACCGTCGACTACAAGCCGGGCGACACGATCGACACGCTGCCGGACCGGGCCCGGCTGTGGCTCGCCAACCCCGGCATCCTCATCCCCGCCGAAGCGACCGTCGTCCACGGCATCACCACCGAGGACGCCCGAACCAACGGCCGGCCCGCCGCCCAGGTCGCCGACGAGATCGCTGACAGCCTCGCCGCGGCACTGTCCACGGGCATCCCGGTCGTCGCGATGAACGGCCGCTACGACTTCACCGTCCTCGACCGCGAGCTCCGCCGCTACAGCCTGCCCACGCTGCAGCAGCGACTCGGAAGCGAGGTCACGCCCGGCCCGGTCATCGACCCGTACATCCTCGACAAGCAGGCCGACAAGTACCGCAAAGGCTCCCGCAAGCTCGAGGCGCTCGCCGCCCACTACGGGGTGACGCTGGCCGACGCGCACACCGCGGACGCCGACGCGTTCGCCGCCGTCCAGGTCGCGGTTGCCATTGCCGAGAAGTACCCAGAGCTCCAGGTCCACCCGCAGCAGCTGCACGTGTGGCAGATCCGCTGGGCGCACATGCAGGCGGTCGGCATGCAAGAGCACCTGCGAAAGATGAACCCGCACGCGGTTGTGGACAGCGAGTGGCCGCTGGTTCCGCTGACGGGAGAGCGGAAGATTCGCGCCGCGCTCGCCGACCTCGCCGAGCGCTGGGAGCAGATGGCGAAGTCCGGCCCGGACTTCGGTGACGAACTGCTCGTTGACGAGCCGACGCCGGTGCAGCTCCGGCAGCACGAGCGCGCCGCCACCTACGGCAAGGCCGTCGCGGACCTGCGTGAGGTTCTCCGCACCGGCCGTATCCCTCACGACCTGATGACCGACGCCGAGCTCGAGCAGCGCGGCACGTCCGAGGAGACCACCCGATGAAGGCACTTACGGTTCGGCAGCCGTGGGCCGGCGCCATTGCCCACCAGACGAAGCGTGTGGAAAACAGGAGCTGGCGCCTCCCCGCGAAGTATGAGGGTGCCCGGATCCTCATCCACGCCGGAGCGCAGCCTGACCGGGACGCGCAGGTGTACGGCGAGCACCTCGACGTGTACCGCGCGGTCGTCGCCGTCGTCACGATCACCGGCTGCCACTTCTCCGTGGCGGGCACCTGCTGCGGCCCGTGGGGCTTCGAGCGCACCTACCACTGGATCCTCGCCGACGTGATCGCGCTCCCGGAGCCGGTGCCGGTGCCCAAGGGAGCGCTCGGCTTCTGGACCCCCAGCGACGACGTCCTCGGCGCCGTCCAGGAGCAGCTGGCCGACACCGCCACCGCCATCTAACCCGACCCGATCGGGGCCTGCCGCGGCCCGAACCTGCGGCAGGCCCCGGACCAAGCACACCACAGCCGCAAGGAGTCGACCATGGCCCGCAAGCTCAGCCCCGCCGAACGCCTCGCCTCCGCCGAGAAGGACTTCCTCCTCGAGGAGATCGCCGACCAGTCCGCCTGGGACCAGCACCTCGTCGAGCAGGCCGTCTTCCACTTCGGCCAGCACCACGACGAGTTCTCCTGCAACGACCTCCGCGACGTCCTGCCCGAGCTCGGCCAGGGCTTCCTCGGCGCCGCCATCACCTCGCTGCGCACCGCCGGAGTCATCGCCCACACCGGGCGCATGGTGCCGTCCACCCAGGCCAACACCCACGCCCACCGCATCGCCGTCTGGCAGCTCACCGCCAAGGGCCGCCAGATAGCCGCCCAGCGCGCCGCCCGCGCAGCCGAAAGGCGGGCCGCCTGATGGACCGCTTCAACCACCTGAACCTCGCCTGGGTGCCGCTCATCGTCCTCGCCGGCAGCGCGCTCGGTATCGGCCTCGGCTGGCTCGCCACCAGGAGGCGTCCGTGATCCACGAAGCCATCGAAACCGTCGAAGCCGTCATCTGGGGCGCCGTCATCTCCGTCGGGCTCCTCACCGCAGGCGCCGCCTACCTCATCGTCGCCCTCGGCTACTGGACCGCCGTCCTCGCCACCTGGACCAGCCGCACCATCACCCACCACCTGCACGCCCGGAAGGAGAAGCCGTGACCACCGCCGTCCGCGAAGCCCCCCACCACCGCAACCTCACCTGCTACACCGACTACGACTGCCGGCGCCCCGAGTGCGTGCAGCGTTACCTCGACTGGGACCGCGACCGGCGCACTCGCCAAGCCGACGGCACGTGGGACAACCTCGTCGACGCTACCCCCGCCCGGCAGCACATCCTCCGACTCCAAGAGGCCGGCGTACTGCCCAGCCGGATCGCCAAGGCCGCGGGCATCCCCTTGCAGTCCATCCGTGACCTCACCGGAGACGGCTGGCGCGGCTTCCGCTACCGCACCTCGCCCGCCACCCTCGAAAAGATCCTTGCCGTCACCGAGGCCGACGCCACCCCCCTGTGCGTCAACCCCACCGGCACCCACCGCAGGCTCCAAGCACTCGTCGCCGCCGGATGGCCGCTCATCTACATCGACCGGCGACTCGGCTACAAGCGCGAACGCATGCGGAAAATCCTTGCCGCAGACACCATCCTCGGCTCCACCGAACAGCTCATCGCCGCCACCTACGACGAGCTCCGCACCCTCAAGCCGGAACGCAACGGCGTACCCAGGCAGTACGCCCGCCAAGCCCGCAAGCGGGCAGCCGCCCAGCGATGGGCCCCACCTTCTTACTGGGACCAGTACAGCGACGCCATCGACGACCCCGACTTCGAGCCCATGTACGGGCTCACCCGCCGGGAGATCGTCGCCCAGGACGCGCACTGGGTCATGACCACCATCGGTCTCGACCGCGCCTCCGCCGCCGAACGCCTCGGCGTCGCCAAGTCGTACATCGACCACGCCTTCCGCGACCACCCCGAATACGCCGTGGAGGCCGCCGCATGACCGCCGACTGGCTGCACCAAGCCGCCTGCCGCAGCGAAGACCTCCCCGACATCTTCTTCCCCAAATCCGACACCGGCCCCAGCTCAGAACTCGTCATCGCCGCAGCCAAAGCCATCTGCCGACGCTGCCCCGTCACCGACCACTGCCTGACCTGGGCCCTCGAACACGGCATCACCGACGGCGTCTGGGGCGGCCTCACCGAAACCGAACGCCGACGACTCCACCAACGCACCCACAACCGCCGCGCGACCGCCAGCCAGCACCACCACTGACCGAACACACCACCGCACGACAAAAGGCCCCGCAACCGCGGGGCCCCGGAGGAACCGAGAGGAGGGGACATGGCAGACGGAGTTCGCCACAGCCGCATCGGCGAAGACCTGAATCTCAATCGCGAGGACCTCGGACTTGATCGTTCGAGGTATACCGAGGATCAGATAGTCGAGATCTGGGAGCAGATCACGCAGCCGGTCCGCGACCGAGACCGTGAGCTGCTGCTGTGCGTGGCCCGCGCACACGGGCAGCAGTGCAAAGCAGAACAGAGCGGCGTGAAGAGTCCGCACATGACGGTGCGGAAGCAGCGCCGTCCGGACGGCTCTCTGCGCTGGTGCGCTGCTCATCTTCCGACCCCCCATGCCGTGACGCGTGAGGAGTCCGACAAGCACAAGGCGACCAAGGAGTTCCTCGTCCGTATCTGCGAGGACGCAGGACTCTCCTACGACGTGGAGAAGGTCACCAGCACGCGCACTAGGCGCCCCGACTTCACGGTCTACGAGAAGGGAGGGGAGAACCTGGGCTGCGAGGCGCAGTTCTACAACGCTTCTGCCGACAACGTGCGCACTCGTTCTCGCAACCACGCCGAAGCCGGCCTCATTGCAAACTGGATCACCGACAACGACACCTTCCACCTGATCGACCGCGCCAACTGGATGCTCATGCGTCCATTGCCGTGGCACCGGATCGCCGCAGCAGCAGATCTCCCCCTCATGGGTGGCTTCCGGGTGTTGGTCGAATGGCGCTGCACCGCCTCAGCGGAGCGCCCGTGCCCGGACGGCCGGGTGAAGACAGGCTGCGGGAACACACACCTCGAGTGGGACACCCCTCGACGCCTCGACGGCGAAGCGACCGGATACAGCGGCGACAAGCTCGGAGTAACGGTCGGCCGAACAGTCGTCGGTGCGGCGACGGGAGAGATCGAATCCCTGTTCATCCCGTCACGCAGCGACAGGCGCGCCGGTGCCTACCTCTGGGTGCCTGCGCAAGACAAAGCCAAATGGGCCGACTACGAGGACGCCACGGCTACTCCCGACCTTGAGGCGCCGGACCCCGAGGAGGAGGTCGTCTTCTCGGGGGAGGAGATAACCGAATCGTGCACCTACGGCGAGACGACGTTCGCCCCGGCGCGGCTGGCCAGTGCCCCTCTGAAACGACGCGGTCTCGCCAGCCTTTCCCGGACCATCGTCGGACCTGCTACGACACCAAGTGTCAGCCCTAGAGAGCTGGAGCGTCCGAAGCCGTCGCCAGCTGGAGCATCACGCTGCACCGGGTGCGGGCGTCCAGCTACGCACCGCACGCTGTCCGGCGTCCAGAAGCACTATCCCGGTTGCCCGCGGCTGCACCCGGAGCGTGCAGCGTGACGCTCTCAGGACCCGGCCGACTTGGTGAGGAGGGCGCGGATGTCCTCCTCCGTCGGCCGCTTCGGCAGCGTGGCCTTCGGTCGGCGCAGGTACCAGGCGACGAACTCGCGGATCAGCTGCGAGCGCTCCCGGTCGCCCACGAGCACGCCGAAGTCCGCCCAGTCCTCCGGCGGGATGCGAATCGGGCGGGCGCGCGTGTGGGTCTCCTTCTGAGCCATGCCCCGAGCGTAGCGCGTGTGCGTACACGAGCGCCAGATGAGGCGTTGCCGTGTACGTACACGACCGGTAAGGTCGTGTACGTACACGGAGGCGTCAAGTCGAGCCCCCCGTCTACCCCTTTGCGCCCTCAGAGCGTCCAGCGCAAAACGATCAAAGGACACCACTCAATGGCCGTCTCCAAGAGACTCCGATACGAGATCCTCAGGCGGGACTCGCACACCTGCCGGTATTGCGGCGCGTCCGCCCCGGACGTCCCGCTGCGCGTCGATCACGTCACCCCCGTCGCGCTCGGCGGCACCGACACGCCGGACAACCTGGTGACGTCCTGCGAGCCGTGCAACAGCGGCAAGAGCAGCAGCACCGTCGACGCGGCTGTCGTCGCCGAGGTCAGCGACGACGCCCTCCGTTGGGCCAACGCCATGAAGCAGGCCGCCGCCGACCTGAAGAACAAGCAGGCACCGAAGGTCGCGTACCGCGAGGCCTTCGAGAAGTCCTGGCGTGGATGGACCCGAGAAGACGGTTGGAAAACCGTGCGCGTTGAACTGCCCGACAATTGGAAAGGCAGCCTCGACGCCTTCTACGCGGCCGGCCTACCCCAAGAGGTCTGGCCCGACATCATCGAGAAGGCCATGACCAACCCCACGGTCAGGGTCGACAACACCTTCCGCTACGCCTGCGGCATCGCCTGGCGCATGGTCAAGGAACTTCACGAGCAGGCCGCGGTCATCGCCGGAGGTGCGGCACCGAAGTCCGCCCCGACGGACCCCGTAGTGGGGGCAGCGGTCGACGTGTGGGTCTCGGAGATCGGCGACGACGCCGATGAGGAGACGAGGCAGAGCATTCTGGAGAGTGCTCGGGCGGCACGCGAGCGCGACGTCGACGCACACAAGATCGTCGAGGCGGCCGAGCGTGCTGCGTGGTTCGGCCTGGCCACGATCGACGACGCAATTGTGGCTCTCGACCTCGACAGTGTGCTGCAGCGGTGGAGCTTCATGTGGCTCACGCTGACCGGGGACTATCCCGAGAACAGTCAGTACGAGCAGGTGAAGAAACAGGCGAAGGAGCTTTTGGCGGCGGGCGTGTACGTCGGCCGCCTTGAGAAGGCCGCTGCCTTTGCTGGCTCGCGCCACTCCACGCGTCTGCACTTCGGGCTGTCCCAGGACGAGCTCGCACTCACTGGCGGACCCGCCGACTTCAACAAGATCCAGGAAGTCTGGGCCGGAGCTTTCTACGCGACGGCAGACCGCTGGCCGACCCAAGAGGAACACGAGGCGTTCGTCGCCACGGCCAAGCGGGTCGGTAGGGACGGCGACATCTGGCTGATGGACGCCTACATCGCCGCAGCATCGGCTGGCGCCTACCAGGACACCGACATCACCACCTGCTTGCCCCGACACCTTTCCGTGTTCGAAGCCGCCGCGCGCCCCGTCGCGCCGGCCGCCTGATCTCCGTCTGCCCCTGCGTACCGAGAAGAGATCTCAGTGAGCATCAAGGTCACCAACTGGGTGTGGGCCCGATCCGAGTCCCGCAATGGGGCCCGGCTCGTCATGCTCGCGCTGGCTGACCGGGCCGACGACAACGGCTTCTGCTGGCCATCCATTGATGACCTTGCCGAGCGCACGAAGTTGAGTCCGAGGGCCGTCCAGAAGGCCATTGCAGCCCTCGTCGAGATCGGCGAGCTGGAGGTCGAGAACGGTGGCGGCCGGCACCGTTCCAACCGGTACCGCATCACCCCGAAACCCCGCACATCTGACGGGGTTACTGACCAGGAACCCCGCACATTTGACGGGGTATCGACCACAGAAACCCCGAACTTTGAGCCCGAAACCCCGAACTTTGGAGCAGAAACCCCGAACTTTGAGCCCGAAAACCCCGTCCAAAGTTCACCCGAACCCCCACTAGAACCATCAGAGAACCACCAGGGGAACCACCCCCCAGCCCCCAGCGACGAACCGCCGCTCGGCGAGCAGATCTTCACCAAGTGGTGGGAGCAGTACGGCCACACCACCGCCCAGGGGAAGCGCACCATCCGTCGGGCCATCGACGAGGCACTCCGCAACGGCGTCGCTGCCGCAGAGCTCTGGCAAGCCCTCGAGCGCATCGGCGAGCTCAGCAAGCCCGTCACCGGCGGCACCCTCCAGTTCGCCCTTGCCGAACTCCGCAAAGCCCAGAACGCCCCGAACGTCTACCAGCTCCCCAACGGCCAGCAGCTCACCGGTACCGACGCCAAGGTCGCCGGCTGGGCTGCCGTAGCCGCCCAACTCCGCCAGGAAGGAGACTCCGCGTGAACGCCAGCGAAGCTGCCGAACTGCTCGCGCACTGCTCCGGCTTCGATAACCGGCAGCCCTCTCTCGCTGCTGCCCAGTCCTGGGCCGCTGCCCTCCACGACGTGCCTCTCGACAACGACGCCAAGGCTGCTGTGGCCGCGTACTACTCGACGCCGCCGCAGAACCCCAGCGAGCGGCTGTGGATCTTGCCGCATCACGTGCGCACGCTCCGCACGAGGATCCGCAACAAGCGGCTGGAGAACTTCCAGTACGAGCCGCTGCCCGACGAGACGGTCGGCGAGTACCTGGCCCGTTACCGCGGTCAGGTGCAGGCGATCGCCTCCGGCCGGATAGCGGCCCCTACGGGCCGGCTGGCGCTTGAGGGCGGACCGTCGCGGGAGTTCATGGCCGAGTTGGAGGCCCGCGGCTGGGAAGGCAACCGCACGGTCGACGGCGACGAGGACGAGCCCGCGCCCGAGGTGATCGACACGGTGCGCCGGTCCGGTCCGCTGGGTGTCGAGTGCCCGATGTGCAGGGCCGAGATCGGGTTCCCGTGCAAGGGCAGCAAGGCGACCGCGAAGTACCCGCTGGGGAAGCCGCTGGCGAAGCCGCACACCGCCCGTATCCGGGCCGCGTCGGGCGAGCCGCTGCAGTCGCCGGAGGAGCGGGCCGCGGAGGAGGCACGGATCCGTGAGGCGTCCCGCCGGGCGCTCGAGCGGATGCAGGCCGAGCAGGCGATTCACGACGCCGACATCGTCGAGGAGGCGTCGTGACTGACTTTGACGCTGCCCAGATCGCGGCGGCCCGCAAGAACGGCTCGCTGAAGAGCCTGCTGCGTGAGCAGATCGCCGAGGGTAAGGCCCGGCTGGGGACCGCGGTGGTGAAGGAGTGGCCTCATTCCGGTCGGCGCCGGGACGTCAACGGGATCACGTGCCCGCACTGCCACGCCGGCCCGGATCAGCGCTGCCACGTGCTGAGCCGCGACAAGACGTTGCCGAAGCCGCATCAGCAGCGGCTCGCGGTGTGGGCGCAGACCGTCGCCGGCTGCCCCGCGTGTCAGGTCGGGCCGGGGGAGCGCTGCCACACGGACGGCCTCCCGCTGCCGCCTGCCACCGTCCACGCCCGCCGCTACACCGAAGCCGAGAGGACCGCCGCATGAACGCCTGGCACAGGGCCCGTGAGACGTGGTCCACGGCCGACGAGCAGGACGTCGAGTTCGTCGTCCGCGACCGGCTGCCCGACCACGGCCTCACCCGTCTCGGCCGGCGGATCGCTGCCCGGCAGTTGACGGAGCGCGACGTGTCCGTCGAGGAGATCGCCGAACTGATCGGCGTTGCCCCGCGGACCGTGTACCGGTGGCGCGCCGAGGAGCAGGGGGCCGCCGCATGATCGTGGACCTGTTCGCCGGCCCGCGCGGCTGGTCTGAGGGCCTGCGCCTCCTCGGCCTCACCGACGTCGGCCTGGAGTGGGACACCGCAGCCTGCCGGACGGCGCACGCCGCCGGGCACCCGGTCATCCAGTGCGACGTCGCCCAGTACCCGACCGCCCCGTTCAAGGGCCGCATCAAGGGCAAGATCTCGTCCCCGGTGTGCACGCCGTTTTCCACGGCGGGCAAGCAGGACGGCATCGGCGACCTGCCGCTCGTCCATCAGGCGGTGCACGACCTGGCGCACGGCTGTGACACCCGCGACGCCGTCAAGGCGGCGTGCAGCGACAGCCGGTCAATCCTTGCCGCGGAGCCGATGCGCTGGCTTCACGATCTGCGACCCGAGTGGGTGTGCATGGAGCAGGTACCCGCCGTGCTGCCGCTGTGGCAGCAGTACGCTGGCGTCCTCCGCGGCTGGGGCTACAGCGTGTGGTGCGGCATCCTCAACGCCGCCGACTACGGGCTGCCGCAGACCCGCCGGCGCGCCATCCTGATCGCCTCCCGCACCCGTTCGGTCACCGCCCCCGACCCCACCCACGGCGAGAACACGGCAACGGACCTGTTCGGTGCGACCCGCCTGCCGCGGGTGACGATGGCCGACGCCCTCGGTCTGGAGCCGGGCCTGCGCATTAACACCCGCGGGGAGCGCAGGACGCCGGGCGGGAACGACTTCTCGTGCGACGGCCCGTCGTGGGCGCTCACCGAGAAGGCCCGTTCCTGGTGGGTGCTTCGGCAGGGCAAGCGGTCGAACGCCACAGTGCGCCGCTTGGACCAGCCCGCGGCCACGCTCGTCGCCGGCCACGCCCGCCACGACTATCAATGGGTCAAGGTCGACGGTAAGGGCGACCTGGAGAAGCGGCCCCTGCTGCTCACCGAGGCCGCCGTGTTGCAGGGCTTCCGCGCCGACTACCCGTTCCACGGCAGCGAGTCCAAGCAGTTCCTGCAGATAGCCAACGCCGTGCCGCCGCTGCTGGCCGCGCACGTCGTGTCCGCAGCGACCGGCATCCCGATGCCCGCGGTGGAGCCGACGGAGGTGGCCGCATGACCGCCGACGCCTACCTGGTCATCCTGTGCGACGGCTCTGGCTGCGAGGAGCCCGAGGGGCATTGGCCGGTCCGCTTCGAGCCGCACACCCACCGCGAACTCCGTCGGCTGCTGAAGGAACACCGCGGCTGGCGACGCACCCGCGACGGCCGTGACCTCTGCCCGCAGCACGCCACGCAGACCACCCCGTGAATGCCGTGACCCCGGGGCGCGCGGCTATCGCGCCCCGGGGCCTGGCCCGACCCTACCCACCCCACCCGGAGGAACCCATGACCAACCAGCCCACCACCGTCTACCGGATCGAGTTCGGCCCGGCGTGGCCTGTGCCGCCGATCACCGTGGACTTCGCCGACCGCACCGTCGCGGCCCGCAAGGTCGCCGAGCACGCCATCCCGCACCTGCGGCCCGTCCTCGCCGCCAAGGGCCGGCCGGAGCTCGCGGACTGCTTCTTCCACGCCGACCGGAAGCTGACCGTCGGCCACTTCATGTGGCTCGACCTCGCGGGCGAGAAGGCCGCCCGGTTCTGCCCCGCCCGCCTCACGCCGACCGACCTGGACCCCGACATCTGCGGCGACCAGTACGACGACGAGGTGTGCGACCTCGACCCCGGCCACGACGGCGACCACTGCGCCAACGTCACCGTCGGCTGGGCCAACCGCTTCGCCCGCCCCGCCGCCGAGGAGGCCGGCCGTGGCTGACTTCACGACCGAGACGGTCACCCGCACGATCCGCCGCTGGATCGTCCCCGCCGCCGAACCGTGGGGTGCCGCCGCCGCGGAGATCGGTAAGGCGTGGGCGGTCGCCGAACTGGCCTACCGGGAGCACCACGGCCTCGACCGGGAGCAGCCGTTGAGCGACGACGCACTCCGCTTCCACGTCCGCGACGACCAGGTCGTCATCGAGTTCCAGACCGACGCGACCGGCCTCGGCCGATAGGGACCGGTCGACCCGCGAAACCCCCGCCCCGCCGCCTGACCGTCTCGTGGCTGCCCTGTCCCGGGCAGCCACCGAAAGGACCCGCCATGACCGACCCGACCCCTGACGCACTCGTCGCCGAAGCCCGGCGCGCCGTCCACGAGTCCCTCGCTCTGCTGCCCGCTTGGGAGGCTGACCGCGTCCGCTCCCTCATCGCTGATCTGGAGTCGGCTGTCGAAAGCCGGACCGCGATCCAGTGCGCCGATGCCACCGCGCCCGTCGACCAGGCCGCCGCCCTCCGCGAAGCCGCCGACGAGCTCGGCCGTATGGACTACGAAACGGACAGCAACGACTACGGCTACGACACGTACCGCGACGCTTGGAACGGCGGAGTGATGGACGGCGCCGAGAAGCTGCGCCGCCTGGCCGCCGAGACACAGCCCGCCGAGGCGCACCCGCCCCAGCACCGTTGGCGCGTCGAGATGCTCGACCCCCTGGCCAACGAGTGGGCGCCCGGCACCCCCTGGCCGGTCCGGGAGCAGGCCATGGAGCGCTATGAGTTGATGATCGAGAAGGCGCCCATGTGGAAGGACGGCGCGCCCGTGCACCGCCGCATCGTCCGCGAGACGACCACGTACACGGTCGAAGCCGAGCACACCCCCGCCGCCGGTGCGAGGCAGGACGACCCCCGCCCGTCCTCTCCGTCCGCGTGAGCCCCGTGGGAGGCGCTCAGTGCCCGCTGTGGCGCCTCCCGCCCCATCCGGCGGGTCTCGCGCTGTCGGGGCCCGCTTCGAAGCCTCACAGAGGCGTACAGCGCTTCTCTCCCGGCATTACCCGCCCCTGAACCATCCGCCGCCCCAACGCCGGGGCGGCGGCCTCTCCGAAAGGACCCGAGCACATGGTGAACATCGAGGCCATCCTGATCGGCTTGTTCTCCGTCGCCCACACCCCTGAGCAGGCCGAGCATGCAGCACGGACCTGGATGCGTGCCCACGCCCACCAGCTCGCCGAGCAGCAGCGCAAGCACTTCATCCACCGGGAACCGGAGTGGACGGCCGACTACGTCCGCGGCCTGGACGACGGCCTCGACGCCGCCGCCGACCTGATCGACCCGGAGGTGCAGTCGTGACCCGGCCGCCGCTGCGTTGGCAGCCCGACGACGGGTCCGCGGCGATCCTCGCCGCCTACGCCCGCCGCGGTGAACGCCCCGGCGCCGTGCTCCGCCGGGCCCTGCTGCTGTTGGCCCGCGCCGACGGACTGCTGGACGTCCGCGGGCGCGTGGCCCGGCAGGGGAGGCGGCCGTGAGAGGGCTTCCCGCCGACCGCAACCTGCTGACCGCCCGCCGCCTTGAGGTCCTCCGTCTCGCCGCGAACGGGCGCACGAACGCCGAGATCGCCAAGCAGTTGTGGATCGCCGAGGACTCGGTGAAGTCCCACATGCGGCTCGCCTACGAGCAACTCGGTGCACGCGACCGCACCCACGCCATCGCCATCTGCCTCGTCCGCGGACTCATCCATCCGCACGAGGTCGAGCTCTGCCCGCCCCGCACCCGGAAGGACACTGCCGCATGACCCACACCGACCCCAACACCCGGCAGGCGCCTGAGAACGCGCCCAGCGGGCCGCAGGACGGCCTGAACGGCGGTTCCGGGATGCGAGAGGCGTCGGAGGCGGGAAACGGCGCTCAGGCGGGCGCTGACGGCCTCGGCGACGGGCAGGAGCCCCGCGGACCCATCGACTGGGCCCGCCGGCAGCAGGCCGAACGGGAGCGGCAGGACCCTGTCGACCTGCCGGCCTCCACCGCCCCGGCCGCCGCGAACCACCCTCTCGTCCAGGGCCGCTGCCCCGCCTGCCGAGGCGCGTCCCTCTTCCTCGGCAACGGCGGCTACCTCACCTGCTCACGCCTCAACTGCCCCGACCCCTGCGCCGGCGACAAACTGCTCCACGGCGAGCAGCCGGCGCCCGGCCCGTCAGCGACCCAAGCGACCGAAAACCAAGCCCTGACCAACCGCCTCGTCGCCGCCCTCTACGAGCGGTGGGTGAAAGCCGGGCCCCCGCCGCTCGGAACGCCCATCGCCCGATGGTGGGACAAGCGGCTCGCCGAGCTGCACAACGCCATCCGGCCCTCAACCGACCAGCCCGAGGAGCAGTGACCATGCCCATGTTCCGCAAGAAGCCCGTCCAGATCGAAGCCGTGCAGTGGACCGAGAACATGTCCATGCGGGAGCTGATCGACTTCACGAATGGACTCGTCAAGCTCAACGACGTCGACCGCGACTTCCACGTCTACGACCGACTGCACGACACGTGGGTGAAGTTCGAGTATGGCGACTGGATCATCCGAGGCGTCGCCGGAGAGTTCTACCCGTGCCGAGACGACATCTTCGCCGTCACCTACGAGCCCGTGGCCACCCCGTGCCAGGCGAGCAGCAGCGCCCCCAACGCCCTCGGTAACGAGCGCTGCACGCTGCCCGTCGGCCATGACGGGCGGCACCGGGACGGCACGCTCACCTGGCCCAACCGCGACGCCGGCCCCAGCGTCGCCGAGGCAGCCGCGGACAACGGGCCGCCGTGCATCCCCGCCCACAGCGTTCCCGTCTCCTGTCCCGGCTGCGAGTACGACGCGGCCTCGACCACCCCCGAGCAGGACCAGTTGTGACCTGGCTGCGGCAGGAGATCGCCACCACCTGCGACTCCTGCCGCGCCTACTGGTCGGTCCTGCAAGACCTCGGCGAGGAATGGGACGCCGCCGGCCGGCCCGCCGACCCCGACGGCTGGGGCGTCCTCTTCGCCCGCGGCCTCGCCGCCTACAGCCAGCACCTCACCGACCACCTACCCCGCACGAAGGAGACGCCGTGATCCGTGACCCCGATGCCCTTCGTGTGGTGTGGCTTTTCGGTAAGCCCTACTGGTGGGACCGCTTCCGCGGCGGGCTCGCTTTGAAGCCTGCTACCTGGATCAGGGAGCTGTCGTGATCTTCGGCTGTATCGCCCTCGCCGTCAGCGTCAGTGCCCTGATCTACGTTCTGTGGAGCGGGCACGTGACCCGCAGGATGCAGCGGCAGACTGAGATGTACCGGTACCTCACCGCCGCACGCGCCGGCTGGCGGCGACGGTCAGGCCGACAGCCCTGACGGGTGGGGGAGTTGCCCACCCCTGTAACAGAATGATCACCGTGCGTTCGTGGCGGCAGCCCACACGGCAAGCTGCCCACCACACACCACCACCGATCAACAGGAAACACGCCGTGATCAAACGCATCGCCTGGACCCTCGTCCCCCTCGCCAGCGCCGGCCTCCTCGCCTTCGCCCCCTTCCTCTACCTGAGGCTCACCCGCCGCACCCGCAAAGACAGCGGCCTCCTCGCCGGCAGCGTCGCCGCCGTCGCCATCGAAGTCGTGATGCTCGCCCTCGTCGGCAACGACACCATCGAAGGCATCCCCGACTTCTTCGGCGGCGTGTACATCACCGTCCTCGCCGTCGTCGCCGCGATCCTCACCTGGATTGAGATGCGGCCCGGCAAGGAGACCGCGGCGCTTCCCGGCCGCGCCTACCTGTAACCGCGCACGACAGCGCCCCCGCACCTCGGATCGAGGTGCGGGGGCGCGGCTATGCGGACCTTGGTCCGGTTAGCGGTCGCAGGCGATCCCGTCACCATCCCGGTCCAGCGCCGACCGGTAACCCGGCTGCCCCCGATACAGCGGAGCAGCATTCGCAGCCCTGGCCGCAGCACAGTTCGGGTAGAACGCCGACCCGCCACCCGAGACAGAACCCGACCCGTCCGAGTCCGGATCGCTGTCCTCCGTCACCACCGGGTCCGGGTGCAGCTCAGTGAACTCCTCGCTCGGGCACGCCGTCCCCGGCTCCGTCACCTTCAACGTCACGGTCGCGTTCTTCGGGTACTCCACCCGCTCACCCGCCTCCGGGTCCTGGAAGCACACCTTCCACGAGTCGGGGTTGGTCGGCGGTGTCACGTCCGTGTACGCGCCCTCAGTCGTGATCTCCTTCACGCCCAGCTTTTCGACCTTCACCGACGCCTTGTCGAACGTCAGACCGACCACGTCCGGCATCTCTGGCCACGGGATCGGATCCCCGTCCCGCTTCGGGCACGGCTGGCCCGTGCGCACCACACCGAAGTCGATCGTCTTCGACGTGCCGGTCACCGCCTGGAAGCACACGGTCCAGTTGTCGTCGTCCCACTGCCCGGCGTCCCCATCGGACGCGTCGTGCGACACCGCGTTGTAGCCGTCTTCGTAGGCCGCGGACTTCGCCACCCGCAGTGTCCGGCCCGTGTAGTCCGGCAGCTCCGTCTCGCTCGGCGACGGCGACGGGGAGAGGGAGGGTGAGGCGCTCGCAGGCTCCGACGCGGCGGGCCGCGCATCCCCGGCCGGCTTCTGCTCCTCCGGATCCGCCGTCAAGATCAGAATGAACCACAGCAGCGACAGCACCGACGCGACGACCTTCGCCCGCGTCGACCACTTCGTGAACCACGCCAGCAAGATTCCCGCCGGCGGTAACACCACCAGCAACGTGATCACCAGAGCCGGATGCTGCCACCAACGGCGTACAGGTCTCGGCGTAACAGGCGTAGCCCAAGACATCAATGACCCCCCAGGGTTGACGACACAACGACCGCACCCTACTGACCCTGCAGCCCCACCCGAGCCGGAAGACAGCAAGATCGCCCTCTTGGGTGGAGAGGATCTGTGGTGCCGGCATCTATCGACCTGGCGGCCGACGAGGCGGACAACTGGCAACGCGGCGCCCCCGCACCTCGACTGAGGGGCGGGGGCGCTCGGCTTGGGTGTCTCGCGCGGCTTCCAAAGCCACGGTGCACCCTAAATTCGGGTGCAGCCTTGCCACACCCTAAATTCGGGTGTAGCGTCATGGGTGTGAGGCAGGGGAGCAGCCCCAGCCCGCTCCGTAAGTGACTCGGAGAGCCCCATGAACACCACCCTCGCAGCCGACCAGGCAGGCGTCAGCGTCGACACCGTCCGCACCTGGTGCCGCATCGGAGCCGTCGCCGCCATCAAGCAGGCCGGCCGCTGGATCATCGACACCGCCTCCCTCGCCGCCCGCATCGCCATCGGCAAGATGAAGCGCCCCGCCCGCCAGATCGTCTACTCCGTCGAGACGATGACCGCCATCGGCGGCCGCCGCTGGCAGAAGAACGGCCACGACCGCGTCTACCTCAACGACTTCGAGACCATCCCCGGCCTGGAACTCGACCACTACAAGTCCGGCAGCATCAGCTACGCCACCCTCGACGGCGACAAGATCTCCAACGCCGAGGGCGGCCGGCTCGCCACCGCCGTCGACAAGGTCTACTTCGACGCCGCCGACGGCAAGGTCCACATCAAGTGGGGCTGGGGCAACCCCCGCAGCCTCGACCGCGACGAAATCGCCGACCGCATCTTCAGCGCCGTCCGCGCCGCCATCGCCGCCCTCTGACTCCTCCTCCCGCACGCCACCCCGGAAAGGGAACCGCCATGACCGCCTCCTTCCGCGTCTCTCAGGACTCCAGCAAGGAAGACCTGCTGACGAAGATCGACGGACAGAAGCGTCAGATCGCCAAGCAGGACGCGAAGATCGAACGGCAGCGCGCCCAGATCGCCGCGCTGAACGAGCGCGTGGCCGACCGGAACCGCACGATCACCGCGCAGGACCGGGTCATCGCGGAGCAGGGCGACGAGATCCAGCGGCTCAAGGAGCAGCTCGCCCGACTCCAGGAGTCCGCAAAAAGCGACCGCTGAGCCAGCCTCGCTGACGTCCACACCGCCGCGCCTCCTCCCCGAAAAGGAAACCAACACCATGACCAAGGTCCGCATCATCGAGTGCACCGAACCCACCGAGCTGTACCGCCACTACGACGGCGAACTCGAGCCGCAGCCCGCCTACATCGAGCTCGACTTGAAGGCCGGAAAGCTGTACGCCGACTACGACAGTGAGATCGGCAACGGGAAGCCCGGCACCGTCCACCACGGCTTCGACCGCCGCTACAGGATCCCCGTCCTCACCGCTGAGGCCGCGAACCGGGTCCTGCACGAGATCGCCCCGCTCGCCGACCGGATCCTCGCCGACTGGGAAGAGGAGTGGGACGGCAACAACATGGTCGCCGTGCTCGGTGAGGACGCGCAGGCCGCCGAGGAGGAAATCCGGGAGCACCTGGGCCTCAACCTGGGCTACGGCGATCTCGACGAGGCCACGCAGGGCTTCGACAGGATCGACATCGTGACCGAGTGGGACATCAACGGTGCCACCAACGGCCAGGAGGCCGACGAGTACGGCATCACCGCCGACACTACTGACGCCCGACTGGAGGAGATCGAGCAGGAAATCCTCGCGGACCTGGCAGCCTGCAACGGCAGCAAGGTCGCCGTCTGCCACGGCCTGGACGACTACCTGAAGGAACTGCGCGACGAACTGGCGAACGAAGACCCGCTGACACAGGCCGAGTTGCGGACCGCCCGCGAATCCCTGGGCCTGACCGGCGACAAGATGGCGCAGAAGCTCAGCGTGAACCCGCGCACGCTGGTGTCCTGGGAACAGGGACGCGACCCGATCCCCGGCCGTATCCGCCCCGAGATCGCCGAACTGAAGGCCGCCACCGACGCTGTCGTCGCCAAGCTGATCGCCAGCCTGGAGGACTCCGACGACAACACGCTGATCACCTACCGCAACGACAAGGAGTACGAGGCCGCGGTGAGCGGCACCAGCTGGTCGGAAGGCTTGCACGGCTGGTCGGCGTCCTGGCACCGGCGAGCCTGCGCCCGCGCCGCCGCCCAGACCGGCGCCCGCATCAACTACGCCGACGACGAGGTCGAAGGGGCCGTCGCGTGAACTCCGACTTCCTCCCCCTCTTCGTAGCTGGAATGAGCATCGTGATGCTGGCCTTAGCAGCCCGGATGATCGGATGGATCTCAGTTACGACGACCTACGGCCTGCTCGCCCTCAGCCAGATCGCCGTCTGTATCGGCGGCTTCGTCACCGGGAACACGATCGCCGCCAGCATTTCGGGTGCCGCTGCCGGCTACCTGGCCTGGCGGTGGTGGGACGGGGGCGGAAGCAATGGAACCAGGCGCCGTCTTGGCAAGTTCGTCAACCGTTTCCGCGGCGTGCGCCGCACAGCTCCGGCAGGTACCTGATGACCCTGCGCCCTCGCAGTCTCCCCAAGGCGCGAGCCCAGACCATTCGCCGGATCACCGGCCTCGGTCTGGGCCACGCCCGTGATCCGATCCTGCTACCCAGTGATGACCAGGTTTTGGACCGCATGGTCAGCCACCTGCGGGCAGCCGACCTGTACTGGATCAGCGACGACATGACCGCGCTCGCCATGCACGCCGGGCAGAGCCTCGCCGCGGCACGGTGGGCGACCGTCGACCGCCCGTCCCCGATCGGGCTCGCCGTGTTCGACGGCGGCCTCGGAATGGTCGACGTCGCCCCCGGCATCCACGCCCCCGTACAGGCTCTCGCCTGGGGACCCGGGCCCGATTCCACGCTGATCGTGTGGCATCTGTTGAACGGGCCTGAACTCCTGGCGCAGCTGCCCGGCGCGGACGTCAGTCGTGTGCCGCCGCTGCTGGCGGTGCGTGAGGTCAGGCTGCCGGTGACGGACGAGCCCGTCTCGCTGGACGACCTGCCCGCACATGAGGGCATGCGCCCCTCCAGGCCGATCGTCGCAGCGCTCGCAGCGATGTGGCACCTCGTGCAGCAGCCGCAGCTCATCGACCGGACCACTGTGGAGCCCGGGCGGACGGACGCCCGGTCGCTGCGCCGGGCCGGCCTGCCGGACGACGGCGTCACACTGGTCGCGCTGCGCCGCCAGTACAGGCCGTCCGCCAAGGAGTCCGACGCCGGATCTGATGGCCGGCGGTATCGGCACAGGTGGATCGTCTCCGGGCACTGGCGGAACCAGGCTTACGGCCCAGAGAGGTCACTGCGCCGCCAGACGTGGGTGCCCTCCTACGTGAAGGGCCCGGAAGGCGCGCCGCTGCTGTCCACAGAGAAGGTCAACGTCTGGCGCCGGTAGACAGCGCGATGCCGTCGGCTGCCGATCGCGGAACGGCGAGCGGCGTAGGAAACGCGTCGGATTCCGACTAACCGCTGCTACTGACTAGCCGGAATCGGCATACTCGCCACCGTGACTGCCGACGGAACCCGCAACTACTCGCAGCTCGCCCGCCGCGTTCGCATACGCCGGTCGGAACTCGGTCTAACCGTCTACGACCTGGCCGTAAAGGCTGGCATGTCGAAAGACGCGTTCATGAAGGTCGAAGACGGCCGAGCGGCCCGAGACAGCACCTACATAGCGCTCGACAAGGTCCTCGGCTGGCCGCCCGGCACCTGCGTCAGCATCCTCGAAGGCGCTGGTGCCGCGATCAACGACGAGAACGCTGCATCAACCAGGTCGATCACCGAAGAGGACATCAGCCAAGCCCTCCTCGCAGGCATCGCCGCCCACAGCGACCTGTCCGCACCACAGATCAGAGCCATCCGCGACGCCGCGATCGGCGACCTCAAGCGCCGCGGCCTGCTCTGACCGTGCGAGAAGCCCCCGCCCAGGATGGGCGGGGGCTTCTCGCGTGCCCATCTACGCGGCCTCCTCGACGGCCGCCCGCTTCGGATCCCGGATCACATACCGCACCCAGGAGTGCGTCAGCCCCAGCCGGGCCGCGAGGACTTCGACCGGAACGCCCCGTCGATGCGCCCGTCGCAACGCCTCGTTCCGCCGCTGCCGGAGCCGTCTCGTCGCCTCCCTGCTGGCCGCCGTCCGGTGCAGTACCACCGCTACCCGCAGCAGCAACCAGCCCAGCGCATCGTTCAACCCTCGCCGCACGAAAGCCCCCTGTCGTCGACGCGAAACAACACCTGCGCACAACGGTCCGGGGCGCCCGGTACAGCCACAAGGGCGCGAAACCGGCGCGCGAAGCCCCCGTGTCGGCTTGTCGACACGGGGGCGAGGCGGGTGGGGCTACAGCTACGCGACGTTGGTTGCCCGACACACAGCCAACGCCCGCCGGATGTCCGACGCCAGACGCTCCAGGGCGCCCGCCAACTCCTCCGCCTGCACCTCCGACAAGTGCGCGTCATTCGCGCTGGCACCGTCCGCGACGACCAGATGCGCGGCCCGCAACCGCGGGTCCGACGCCGCCGGATCCGCGATGATGTTCACGTACCACTCCAGGACGGCCGTCGAGTCGTCGCTCATGTCCGGCACCTGCACACCACCGCCCGGACCGTAGTGCGTGATGTCCTCCACGGCGACCTCACGGTTCTCGACGTGATCGACGTGGCACCAGCTGGGGCACGGCACGTGGACCGTCTGAACGCGACCCGGACGGCCGATCGACGCCGGCACCAGACGCGGGACAGAGGAGACGACGGCAGGTGCAACCTTGCACCCAGAAGCTACAGTGTTCACGAGACCTCTTCTCTTGGACGAGACAGGTTGGCTGATCGCGAGTGGCGACTCGCGGTTACTTCGGCCGGGTGGTGGCGACCACCCGGCCGTTCGCATTCCCGGAGGAGCGAGCAGAACTTACGACAGTCCGCGACGACTTCCGTAAGAGCGGCGGACGGATTCAGTAGCGCTCTGACCTGCGGTGGAGTGACATATTCTCACTTTCGTGGGCATGTCAGCCGAGGCGACCTGCGTGGATTTTTCGCGATGTCTACTTCGCCCCACCCTGTACACCTCCCGATGTGGTGATCCTCGAATGGCTGAAACGGGCATGCTCTCCCCAGTCGGCAGCCTCAGCCGACCGCCACGTAGGACCGTAGACCGAAACCGCCAACCCGCGTCGGTGGGGGCTGCAATTCGCACAGTCGCCCTGCCCACCTGCAGCGACAGGCGGAAGCGGATGACGCTCCAACCGGACATCGCACGTCCAGTCGTTCGCTCGCCCGGTCGATCACCCATGCAAGCGAACGATAGGCCGCAAATCAAACACGAAACGGACAGGACAGCCGGCGCACACCGACCGTAGTGAGGACAGGCGAAGCCTCAGGCTGCAGCTTCTCCGTTGTGAACGACGTTGTGCAGCGGCTTCTCCGTCCGGATGGCGCGAGCCTCAGCCGCGAGCGCGGCAGGACGGTCCTCGAACCACTCCAGCGACAGATCGGAGACGTCCGACCACCACGGCTTGTCAGATGCGTGCTCGGGCCAGCGACGCAGAGGATCGCTGCTGATACCGACATAGAGCAGGGTGCCGCCCTTGTCGCGAAGGCGGTACAGAGCGGTCGGCGTATCGACGGAGACCTGCTTCAGCGGCTTTCTCGGAATCCTGGGCCGCCCCCACTCGACTTCGAGCTGCAAGCCAACGCAGTTGTCGGAGTCCCAGTCGTATGGGCTGTAGTAGATGCCGGGTCCGCCGTTCTGGCAGCTTCCGGCCGTACCCATGTAGTGCCAGGAGGCGATGCGGTACGGGTAGAGCTCGGCGAGGAAGGCGGGAAGGCCGTCCTTGCGGTTCGTCGTGTACAGGCGGTAGAGCGCGGTGCGCTCGGCGGTCTCAGGCATGCCGCTCCTAACTGAGTGTGTGGCGTGAGCCACCCTCACGTAGTCGACCGTAAGGCTTAAGCGTCTTTGTATCAAGCCGTTGGGTCGGGAACGCAGAAGCCCCCGACCGGCAGGTCGGGGGCGCAGGCTGGCGGGGCGTCAGGGCACTTCGATGTGGTAACCCATTTTGAACCGGTGGGCTGGCTTCGTCAGCAGCGTGACCTCGATCGGCTCATCGCCGTTGCTATAGACGATGCGGAAGACCTCGAGCACCGGCACGTCGCGGGGGATCTCAAGCGCCTCGTACTCCTCCGTCGTAGCAGGTCGCGCTCCCACCGCGTCATCTTGGGAGCGAGTCGGGTAGCCCATCTCCTCCAGCAGGGCAGGCGATCCGCCTGGGATGAGCCGACGGTCCGCCAGCCGCGTGCCGCGTGCCAACTCGACCGGGTAGTAAGAGTGCACGAGTTCGGCCGGCTGATCGTCGAGAAAACCGATGCGGGACCGGAGCATCGCGGTGTCGCCTTCTTCGAGACGGAGAGCGCGGGCGACCTCTACGGGTGGAACGACTTCCCCGACCGCGATCATCTTGTACTTGCTGCGCTGCCCTCGTTTCGTAGCCTCCGACAGCCACCGGTACGGCCGGCCCGGCTCGGAAGGTTCGATGTAGTGGGCTGGCTGGATCGTCTGCGCGCGATCGCCACGCACGAAAACGCCGACGCCGACCTGCCCCTCAAGGAACTTCTCGTCTTTGAGGATTTGCAGGGCGCGCTGGACGGTGACGTTCGTGGTGTTGAACTGATCCTGAAGCTGGCTGTTCGTAGGGACCTGCGCGCCGGGCGCCCAGTCACCGGACATGATCAGCTTTCTGATCTCGGCGGCGATCCGTTCAGCCTTGGGGCGCTTGTCCTCGTGCGGTTCAGGCATGTCAGTCGACCTCGATCTTGTAGTGGAGGCGGCGAGGCGCCTTCATGACCATGAGCTGCACTTCGAAAGGGCTCCCGTCTTCGGTGGATGTGGTGCGTAGCAGGTTGAGGATGCTGGCTCCCTCGGGCAGGGCCAGCGCATCGAGTTCGGCCTTGGTGGCGGCCCGGAACTCCAAATCTTCGTTGACGTGGCGGGCCTGGTAGCCGAGTTCTGCCAGCAGTGTCGGGGCGCCGCCCTTGATCTTGCGCTTCTCGGCGAGGGCTGTGCCGCGGGCGATGGCAGTCGGGTAGTACGAATCGGCGAGTTCGATCACGTCCCCGTCGAACGAGATGGCGCGGCGCCGGACGACTGCCGGTTCGCCGGGGGAGAGGTGCAGCGCCTCGGCTACGGCACTGGGCGGGACGACCTCGGCAACCTCGGTGAGTTGTTGTCCTCCTCGCTTGCCGGCTTCCCTGCTCCAGGCGTCGGCTTGTCCGCTTCCCTGTGGTGTGACGTAGGCAAGCGAGTCGGACTGTCGCTGCTTATCGGCCATCTCTGGCGCCTCCTCTCCTGCTGCCTGTGTGGCTGCTGACCTCCCCACCTTAATCCCTTGATGCTTACGCCTATCGGGTCATGTCTGGCCAGATCCATGCCGCAGAGCTTGCTACCTAGATACGTAAGCTATTAACGTCTGCTGACAGATGCGAAGCACTCGATCGGAGGCGCAATGCTGCGAGTTCGGGACGTCGCGATGCACTTCCGAGTGCACCCCGCGACTGTCTACCGCTGGATCCACCAGGGCTTTCTCCCGGCCTACAGGAACGGCCAGCCCTACAAGCCCGGAGACGGCGCCACTGGCGCCCTCCGCATCCCCGAGTCCGTCCTGAATTCGACGGATCCCATCGAAGCCCCCAAGGAGGCGGCGTGATGTCCACCACCGTCGAGACCCCCACCCGCACCGCCCCGCTCACGCCGGCCGCCGTCGAGGCGCTGGCCCGCTTGCAGTCCGAGTTCCCGCTGATTCGTGCGGTCGCCCAGTACGAGACGGCGGCGTTGCACGCGGTGCAGTTCGCGGCGCTCGCCGAGGCTGGCAAGCTCACGGACCTGGACGCCGATTCGCTGGCCGCTGCCGAGGACATCATGGCCGCCGCCCGTACCGTCCTCGCCAAGGCCGGCCGCCTCGACCTGATCGGGTTGGCGTCGTGACCGCCGCCGACGAGAAGCTGCCGACGCGTGGCCCCCGGCCGGAGCCCACGCCGGACCTGCCGCCGCTGCCCCGCGAGCCCGTCGCCCGCCGCCGCGCGCTGAAGGTGCGGGGGTGGTGACCGTGGACGCCCCGAAGCTCAACGAGCGGGAGCGGCTGCAGCTGCTGCAGACGGCGATGCAGAGGATCGTGGACGAACTGCCCGCGTGGGACGGCGAGTCGCCGGCAGTGCTGGTGTCGTTCACCGACCCGGTAACGCAGCGCCGGATGGGCCACTGGTTCACCCCGGCCACTGCGGCGCCCGAGCCGCGGGCCCGTGTCCGTCACCTGCACGCGGTGCGGGAGGTGTCGTGAGCGTCGAACACGAGCGCGCGAAGGAGCCGCTGCCGATCCGGCCGCCGCGCCCCCACCCGCAGGGCTTCATCTGCTGGCTCGACGAGGAGGGTCACAAGAAGCTCTCCGAGAAGGTCCGCGAGGCCAACAAGC